ATCGTAGTCCTTGATGCAGAGACATCCCTACACAATGAAGGAGAGCAGGCCGTAGGTGAGCTCAAAGCCGCGCCCTTCCACCCATGCAATTGGGTCGTTTGGATAGGGCTACAGGACCTGAGCGACGAGCTCATCGTAAAGAGCGCTGTGATTACCAAGAAGTTCCCGACGTTCCCTGCAACGATACCTGTACCCACGACGACGGAAGGGCAACAGCTTATGGTTGTCGGGCACGGTATCAAGTTCGATCTTGAGTTTCTGTGCTCACCCGGTAACACTGAGTGCGAGGCCTGGCGTGAGGCTATCGCCAGCCCAGACTTCTTCATATGGGACACCATGCAAGCTGAGTTCAGGTTATGTGGACAGTCGCGGACCCAGCCATCGCTCGAATGGGTATGCAAGGTGCGGGGCTGGGAGGTGAAGCCGGGGCGCGTGAAGGAATACCAGAGCGCGGGTGTTAGTACCGAGGGCATTCCAGATGAAGAGGTCCAGCCGCACCTAGAGCACGGCATCACTATGACGGTACGACTATTTCAGCACCAAGTACGGGAGTCAGGCAGCAAGGGTATGATGCCTTTAATGCGTGTGGAGATGGATGCAATCACAGCCACCTGTTGTATGGAAGTAAACGGCATGTACTTCAACAAGGCAGCTGCACGAACACACTTGGTGGATGTGTTACAGCCCAACTGTGATACCCTTCGGGAGGAACTGGCCCAGTTACTAGCAGCTGAGGTAGGGGCACCCGTCGCTATGGTCAATCCGCTGAGCAACCCTTTCCTCACCTCGTACTTCTATGGCGGTGCCTGGAAGTGGCAGCAGCACGAGCTAATGTACCTTGAAGACGGCACACCAGTGCTGTTCAAGACGGGCAAGCATGCGGGGGAGCACAAAGCAAAGATACAAAAGTACAACTTGGTACTACCGCGGCGCGTCACAGTCACAGACAAGGAGCTAGAGAAAACGTACACCGGGGTGGATGAGGGGCTACTAAATAAGCTGGTTGCTTGTGGCAAGACCACGCAGACGGATACGGAAATTATACGTAGGTTGCTGGAGCTGCGAGAGCTTAAGAAGCTAGCTAGCACATACTTCGACGGGTACTCTAAGCTGGTCTGGCCTGACGGTATGATACGTACATCGCTCAACCATGCGATTGCTGCTACCGCACGGCTGACATCGTCAGCGCCTAATCTACAGAATGCAGGGCACAATGAGGTACGGTCCTACTTCCAGTCACGGTATGAAGGAGGGCACCTACTGGAGGTCGATCTGGTCCAGATTGAAATCGTAGCACAAGCATTCCTGTCCCAAGACCCGAACATGATGCGGGATATAGAGGAGGGCATTGACTTCCACTGCAAACGTGCGGCACTAACCCAGCACATGACATACGATGAAATGTACAAGCTTGCCAAGGTAGACGAGGTACCTAAGTATGTAAAGATACGCCAGGGGGCGAAGGAATTCTCATTCCAACGGGCATATGGGGCGGGGGTTAATACTATTTCGGATAAGACCGGCCTATCTCGTGCGGAGGTTAAGGCGTTTATCTCCGCGGAAGAAGCGGAGTACCCCGAGATTACTGTAATGCAAGACAAGTGGATTGCAGCCGTCGCGGCGGCGACTAAGCCTAGGCACGGGGTAGTTTGTGGAGAGCTGGTATCTTGCACGGGGGCACGCTACCGCTTTGCGCGGGAGCTCTTTCGCGGGGACTGGACGTATAAGCCCACTATGATCAAGAACTACCCCATACAAGGACTAGCCGGGGAGATAATGAAGATAATCCTTAGTGAAGTACGCAAGTACCTATGGAAGTACAACCACAAGCTTAGGGACCTTGCTCAAGATGCACCGGTACTAATGGCTAACACCGTGCACGACTCTGTGGTATTCGATTTGCCCGCCTGGGTTAACCCGCCAGAGATTGCCGGGGAGTTGATCGAAGTATTCACGACGGCACGGCAAATAATGAGTCAGCGCTTCGGCCTGGACTTCAACTTACCTATACGTGCCGATGCGAAAGTCGGTGTGGACTGGTTTAATATGGAAACTGTAAAAGGAGTATAAGACATTGGAAAGCATTAAAGGTAAAGTAAAAGCGTTATCCAAGTTTGGTAATGGCTTCGCCCTCGAAGGTATTAACGGATGGTTCACCACGTATACAGCAGAAGATGTAGCGGGCGCTGTCGTTGGGGCTACTGTGGAGTTTAAATACGACACAAAGCCTAACCCGAAGGGGGGCCACTATCTAAACATACAAGGCGCGGTAACCGTAGTGGCTGCTACAGCGGCTGTGACCGGTACAGGTAGCGTTGGCTGTGGTACGGACAAGCAATTCCGTACTGTTGAGGAGCTTAATCGCATCGACGCACTGAAGATTGTTGCCGGGCTAGTGGCCGGGGGGGGCGTGCAACTACCCACCGCTCCAAAGGATGTAGTAATCGCAACTGCGCTAATGGCGGGCGGCTTTGTGGCATGGATCGATGGGCGCTTCGCACCTGAGGCACCAGCCGTGGTCACGCTGCCCCTCGAGCCAGTACCAGAGCCTGTACCAGAGCCCGCACTAGAGACGACACCCGAACCTGCCCAGGAACCGAGCGGTTCGCTCGATGACTTCATGGCAGGGTAACTGACACAAGGCACATGGACGTGCCTACTTGAGGACATGCGAATGAGAACAGCTCTTATTGATTTGGATGGGCTCGTGTATGCGGCGGCATGCGTGGTCGAGACTGTGTACTATGAGCTTGACGGCATACGCTTTGACTACAAGACACAGGCCAAAGAGTACGCCGAGGAGAACGGACTTGACGTACGCGACATAGAACAGAAGGTGGATGCGCAACCAGTACAGAATGCCCTCAGTATCCTTAAGGATATGATACCTGCTAACGTGGTGAAGAGTGGGGCTGACCGGTGCGAACTGTTCCTAACCCCGGGCAAAGGTGGTGAAGATCGCCCGTTCCGGTTTGACATCTATCCCGAGTACAAGGCCAACCGCGTTGGCAAGCACAAGCCCGTATATCTGAAGGCGTGCCGAGCATATGCCGTGAAGCACTTCGGCGCTATTATCACCTCACACATGGAGGCTGATGACATGATCGCCATACGTGCAGCAGAGTTACGCGCCCAGGGCGAGGACTTCGTCATCATCACGCGGGATAAGGACTTGCAACAGATTGCTGGTGACTTCTACAACCATGAGAAGCATACAGGTATGACGGTTACAATCTCCCAAGCGCGGTTCAACCTGTTCTACCAAGTACTGATCGGGGACTCCGTGGACAATATTAAGGGATGCCCCAACGTAGGACCAGCCAAGGCCCGGAAGGCACTGAAGCACTGCGAGACTGAGGAGGACTACCTAGGGGTATGCCAGTGGTTGTACATGCAAGCCTGCGTACGGCTCGATGAGAAGGCGTCCCAGGAGGAAGCTAAAGACCTTGGCCTTGACACGCCGGTACCGACGAACTACGCTGAGGTGCAAGCTATAGCAGACAGGGAGTTGCGATTGAACTTCAGGCTTGTCCGCATGATCACTAACCGGCAGGACGCGAAGAGATGAGGTCGGGCTATGAATTCCAGATACGAGATGACCTACGGAGACGCAGTGTTGACTTCGAGTACGAATCAGAAGTCCTTGAGTATGTGTCAACCGTACGGGGTGGGAAGTGTTGTGACTGCGGAGGCACAAAGGTAGGGAAAGGGCGTAAGTACACACCAGACTTCGTTATTGTACGGGGGGATTACAGCAAGTTATATATCGAGGCAAAAGGGCGGCTTACAAGTACAGACCGCTCTAAGATGCGCGACGTAAAGAAAGCACATCCCCATCTAGACATACGCCTACTGTTCCAGGCACGCTACGGCAAAGCCAAGGCCGACGTTAGTCAGTGGGCAGAGAAGTTCGGGTTTGATTATGCATTTGGCATTGAGGTACCACAGACATGGCTCTAAACAGACAAGATAAAGAAGCACCTATCATTGGTACCGAGCCTCAGCCCCAGCACCAGCGCCTGCGCCTGCAAGTAGGACAGGTGTGCTCCGCTATGCTGGTCGACCTAGACTTTGCCGACCCGGTAGTACACAGTGAGACCATGTACGTAGACTACATCGCCGCCCACCATAGCCGGGTACTACAAGAGTACTGGGAAGAGATAGGGGAGCCCAAGTACGTACGCTATCCCGAGACCTGGTGGGATCATCTGAAGCTGACTGTACTAGAGGGTAAAGGCGACTTCCTTCGGGGGGTGGTGGGTCGCATGAGGCCTGTTGCCTACACGGTGGAAACCCTTGAGCCCCGAGCGGTCTTCAAACATATGGACTTACCTCCGGGTGTGCGCAACAGCATTCAGTACTATACAGTACCTATGAAAGGTAGGCGCCCGCTGGAGGATTACGCACATGGGTAAGACTGTAGGACTAGTGACGCCCGAGGGCCGGGAATGCACCAGCTGTGCTATCTTCAAGCTCTGGTCGGAGTACTGCATTGGTAGTTCAGCAAGGGGGCATGCGGCTATGTGCCGAGAGTGCCGCAATACCCAGCAGCAAGCGTACCGCACTAAAGTAGGACGGGCAAAGGACCGCCGCTACGAGAAAACCAAAAAGGGTTTCTTGATGCGGCTGTACAGGAATATGCAATCCCGGGTTACCGGGGTACAGCGCGCAAAGTGGCATCTGTACGCTGGGATCAAGCTACTGCCTCGGGAAATGTTCTATAAGTGGGCAGAGAACTCAATAGAGTTTCATAGGCTATTCGCTCTGTGGGAGGTGCAGGGGCACCCAATGAAGCAGACCCCCTCTGTGGACAGGGTAGACTCGTTCTACGGGTACGAGATATGGAACATGGAGTGGGTTACTCATTCCGAGAACAGTAGGCGGGCGACAACCCGCAGCATACGGGGGTGCAGTTATGCAGCTTAACACCAAAGGCAAGGAACGAGTACTTGTGATACCAGACATACAGGCCCCGTTTGAGCACAAGGACACTGTGCCGTTCCTGAAGGCGGTACACGAGGCTATAGACGCCACGAGTGTAGTGTGTATAGGGGACTCCATGGACGCCTGTGCACTCTCTCGTTGGGCCACAGACCCAGACGGGCACAGTGCTGGGTCTGAGTACAGGCATGCTATCGCGCATCTACAGCCCCTGTACGAGGCGTTCCCCATTGCGAAGGAGGTTATGTCAAACCACAATGAACGTATAGCGAAGCGCGCCTTTGACGGGGGCATACCACGTGCCTTTATGCGGTCGTACGAAGAGATTATGGCGTACCCACCAGGCTGGTCTATTCACCCCTGGATAGAGGTCGACGGGGTAATGTATGAGCACGGGCATGCCCATGGGGGGATGTATGCAGCCCGCAATGCTGCTGCTGCCAACGGGCAGAGCACAGTGATCGGCCACCACCACTCACATGGCTCCGTGTTTTACATCGCGAACAGGAGAAACATGATCTTTGGGATGAACGTAGGCTGTCTCATTGATGTTGAGGCCTACGCCTTTGCTTATGCAGCGGACTCTAAGTTTAAGCCCACCTTGGGAACGGGTATAGTTTTGCACGGGGTACCGTACTTCGTGCCTATGCCGATTGATGAACGCAAACGCTGGACAGGAGATCTTATACTATGACAGACCAAGTAACCTTTATCACAAAGGAAACCGTAAACCACACCACCGAGGACGACGACGGCAATATCGTTGTGTCAACAACCAAGCACCCCTGGAGCGACGAGGAGCTACTCGACAGGCTGATGCAGCACTCCACGGATATCTTTAGTGTGCCCGTAGAGCATGCAAAGGCAGTGCTGCGCCCCCAGGGCAACTACCAGGAGATACCAATGGGACTGATCGAGGAGGCAGCGGAGCAGGAGATCCAGAACGCAGCCATTCCCCACACTAACCCTGTTGAAGAGGTGGACCACGTAGCCCAGTCCCCTGCGGAGAAGGAAGAAGGGAAGGCCCCAACCGAGGCAGTAGGGAAAGGGCCACAGACTGGTCGTGACGCACGTCCCGCACGAAAGAACAATGCTAAGTCCAAATAGGGACAGCCTGCTACAATACGTACTGGAAGAGGCGGCCCACATACGGCGGGCCGCCGACCAGTTACTTGACCTTGTAAGTGAGGAACTATATCATGGTAACAAGCAATGCGGCTGTGTCGGTCATGCCCTACGAGATCTGCCCGGGGGTGGAGTCAATGGAGGCGATCAAACTAGTGCTGGAGGGATTACATCTACCTCCGCACCAGTCCTTCCTATTAGGGAATCTCCTAGAGTGCCGCCTGCAAGCGGGGGACCAAGGTGGCAGGTCTCAGGATATCGCAGAAGCAAATGAGTACAAACGGCTCCTGTATAAGTACGGCGCTGGGCATCTGCCCCTACGGCCAATCGGCTCTGCGTTGTGGCCTGCTAGTTTTAATGTTGAGTCTGGCCTCATGCGGCTTCGTGACGACGGGAGGACCCCTAACAAATGATACCTCTCGAACTATTGACGATGGGCGCGAGTGCTGTGGTGGGTGGAGTACTGAAGATCATGGACAGGAAGGCGGACAGGGAAGACCGCCTGCTAGACAAGGTGCAGGGGGAGCGCAAAGCGATCCGCAGTACAGTGAACCCCCAGTTGCAGTGGACACGGCGGACAATAGCCCTGACCGTAGTGTTCGCTGTGATGGTGCTACCAAAGCTAGCTGCCCTGGCAGGCTATCCCGTGTACTTTGGTATTCAGCAGCAGTCATCTTTCTTATGGGGCTTATTCCAGTCTGGGGCAGGTATAGAGCTGTATCGCGTAGGCGGAATGCCAATACTTCCACTTGACACACACACACTAGCCGCTGTGATCGGGCTCTATTTTGGCGGAGGGAGATCAAGATGATGAACGAATTCTTACTACTGGGTATAGGTGTGTTCACACTTATCTTAGCACCTGTCATGTGGTTTGTGAGCTACTACGGCAACAGGTACCAAGCAGAAATGGACGCGTCCCTGGAGGGTCTCACCGGCCCGGTGTCTGACGAGTTCCTGTTTGTTACTGCACTGTATGCACTACACCAAAGTATGGTGGAGGCCGCAACGAACTTCTACCCGGTGCCAACGGAAACGGACGCAGCCCTAACTAAGCACGCCACCAGACTACGGGCAGTGATCGAGGACCACAGGCGCAGGTGCGCTGATACAAGGCGCAGGAAGTACAATCTAGGGGAAACGTGATGGATAAGGACAACGAACACAGGGCCACAGAAAGTGGCGTACGCGAGGCATTGCAGCTGTCGGGGGAGCTGGGGTGTGCAGTTAACTTTATAGTACAAAGCAGGTCGTGTGCTGGTTACATAAGGTCAGTAGTTAGTGAGCTCCGGGCTGCCAGGGACTACCCGCTATGGGCAGAACTACGTGTGCTTAGCCACGAGCAGTACGCTATGGACCCGACCCGGTATCCTGAGCCCTGTGTGTATGACCACGCGATTACCGGTCATATGTGCACAGACCCTAGGGTATTGAGGGGGTACTCCCCTTTTCCCAGCGTTAAGGCATAAACTAAGTAGGGATGGGACTGAAATGGACTATTGGGAAGAATGTATTGCTGAAGCGTTTGAAGATGCGGGGATAAAAGCAACCGATGAGCAGGTATCCAGTGTTTCTAGATGGGTAGAAGGGGCACACGAAAACTATGGAATGGCTTTCGGATACGATTGTATTCCTAACCCGCTTGTTCTAGAGAACAAAAAGTTACTTAAAGAAATAAGGGAAGACAGAAATAAAGTGAAGTGTGAAACATGCAACGGGACTGGGGAGATTGTTACTCATGGGCCATGCCATTCGGCATATAGCCAGTGCTACAAGTGTCGTGGCGCTGGTAGGTTATAAATAGTGTATTGATGCACTATGTTAGGAAGGACGGAGGGGGGCTTAGTTGCCCCCTCCTTAGCCTTACAGATTACGTAGTACTTTCTGGAAGTCCTCAACCCGAACTGGCGTCTGCCTGTTCCACTTCGAGTTAGCTGCTTCTGTTGCAGCCTTGTCCCACTCTCCCGCCTTTAACAACTTCCACGTTTTCTTGTGTTCCTTGAACCAACTTGTACCAAGCTGAAAGTTAACAGATATGAGCGCAGGTATAAGCCGGGGCTCGCCCAGCACCTTAGCTTGTAGCTCAGATGCACGCAGGGCTACGGCCGCGTCCTTCTCGAACCAGGCGTCCCGTACCTCCTGGGGCACCATGGTACCGAACGGGTACTTAATCTGCTCGGCCTTAGTTAATGTGTGCCCAATGCCCGCTGCTAGGGAACCCGTGCTATCCTTGTACGTCTCCGAGCGGTTACCCTCGCGTAGTGCTAGCTGGTCCTGTGTAGCTTTGTCCAGCCCGGCGACCAACTCAGCCTCCTCCGGGGACTGGGTAAAGGCTTCCAGCCCTTTGGCATCAGCCTTTGCGACCTTGTCCGTGCTGGCTTCAGCCGCACTGATGAGGTTCACGCCTGACATCAGATCGAACAGGTTCCTACCCATGGTAGTCGCTTTCATTAGCTGCTCGGGCTCACCGGTGGTCAAGAACTTCGTAATCCCCCGCAGAGCCTGTTCACCTAAACCAGCAGCAGGAATGGCACTAAGGACAGAACCACGGCCTTGTAGCAGCCCCTCGATAGCGAACTTACCTGTCATGCCGAAAGGCACAGCTCCCGCTATGGCACCCTTCTCAAAAGACTCCACGGGATCGAATGGCTCACCACTGAGCGTGGTGCGTATCAGGTCCTTGCCTGTGCTGGACACCCCTCCGCCTGCGGCGAACAGTGCCGTCATAAGTGCAAGTGTCTTTGCGCCCTTTGCTATCATCTTTGTACTCCCCGTTTTAGCACCTTGCTCCATTATATTCAGTGCGTTGTTACGTACGAAGTTCAGCTGGTTGATTGACCAGCTCAGTAGGGAGAATGCTAGCCGTCCGTTAGGGAACTTGCTGTATGATACAGGTAGGTCCAGGTTGCTCAACGGCCGCACGTCTGCTACGTCGTTCGCTACCAGCGAAGCAATGTCGTCGCTCATGCGGTTCGCCCGAATGTCGTCAGTCAGACGTGCTGCGTCCTGTGCCCCGAACAGCTCAGTCATATCCTTCTCGAACTTCTCTGGATTCTTGTTCGCTTGCTTCTGTCGTCTACTGAACGCTGCTTTGGTTCCCTGCTTCGAGAACTTACGGTCAAGCTGCTCGAACCCTGCGGCCTTGAGCCCGCGGCGCACTACTCGCGCCAGTCCTTCTGGCGTACGTGCTTCGGACGACAGCTCCCGCACGCCTGCGTTGTACGCGTCAGCGGCGAACTGCCCGCCCTTACCGGGTATGAACTGCTTCAGAGAGTCTGAACCAAACCGGGCTACATTGATGAAGGGGTCGCCCAGCTGCGTGATTGATGCGAACGGGTTGAAGCCCAGAGTAGACAGAGTGATCGCGTTCTTCGCCGTACGAACTACGCCGCTCGGACCTTGGCGCCCAACACCAAAAGCGATAGACACAAGTCGTGCCGCTTCCTGTATGTCGTCCGCAGATAAGTCCCCCGATTCCATAGAGCGGGCCAGTACCCTACCCACTTGGCCATTAGGCAGGACACCGCGCAGCGCTACGTCTTCCCCCAGGGTCTGCTTAAAGAACTGCTGGGTCTGGATGTCTCTTTCAAAGCTGCTGACATTATCAATCAAGGCAGAGCGCGGGTTTACGTAGAACCGTTCGCTCGCCTCAGTGACCTCCTTAATACGCCGCGTGCGGTCCTGCTTAATAGGACGACCTCCGATGAACCGGCCTATGACGGCTGCAATCTCGTCCTCCTTCAAGTCCTGTCCGCCCTTGTCCGACTTGGCCTTAGCCAGTGCGAGGGTTAGCTCACCACGCTGCTCACGTCCGAGGGCTTTACGTACTTTGGCTATATCCCGCACCTCGCGCGGGTGGAAGTCTTCCAGGGTTTCGATTCCCTGTGTACGTAAGGCCTGCCCCTGTGCCATGAGTCTTGGGGCTACAACCCGATCATAGATCTCCGCACTGCCTGGTACAACCCGGTCCATTTTCACCCGGTCCAGGTTCATAACAGCCGTACGAAACGTGGGGCTTTTCTCGAATGCCCTGGTTATGGCCGGGTTCTCCAGCCAGTCACCCATATCCTGGATAGCCGCGTTGGTTCTCCGGGAGGCTACAACGTCAACCTTACGCATAGCTACTGCTAGACGGGGGCTGATCTGATCTACGCGCTTGATGAGCTTGTTCCCAAACGTCTGTGTGGCCCGCACCTTACCCTCTGCATTGCGTACGGTACGGGGATTTGCCCCCAGGGTGTCAATCTCTGCGTTCTGCTTGGCGTTACGTTCCGCTGAGTTCTCCCGCAGGGCGGCAGTCTGCGGGTTCTCCGCGTCAATCGCCTTCTGCTCCAGGCGTGCGAGCATAGCATCCTGCCGGGCAGCCAGCTGCTCCTGCCGTACTGTGTCGATGGAGGAGGGTGCCGGGGTAATTGGATCCCGTCTCTGTAGGGCTTCTCTTGCCCGTACCCTCTCGATCCCCTCCGTACGTATAGCCTCTGCTCGGATCGACCTGTCCGCGTCCCGCTCTGCCGCGGTGCGCGCCATGAAGTCCGCCATGTCCCCGTCCTCGGCAAACGCCTTTCGGATCTCCCGTCGTATCTCTTTCTCTTCCCCAGTAAGTACGCGCTTCTTACCGTTCGCACCATCTGTGATAGACATTGCTGTCTTTGGGTTGTGGATCAAATCAATAGTAGCTGCTTCCACCTTGCTGGCCGCACTAAGGCCATTGACAGCCTCCGCCAGCTGCTCGAGCTGGGCGGGCTCTAGGTCTACACCCCCGGCTTTGTTCACCTCAGCGAGCTCTCGTGTGGTCACCGGTGCTCCGGTTTCCATACGCTTGTCAAAGAAGTTCCCGTACTTAGCGATGGAGCGGTCTGCCGAGATAGCCCCGCCTACACCTCCCACGAGGCCGATGACGAGCTGGCCCCATGGACCCACCCCTTGCTCTTGGGCAGTACCAACAGCGCCACCAGCAGCCACACCGCCAGCCACCTGGGCTGCTGCGTTCTCCTGGAGCTTGGCCGCCAGGCGTGCTGGCAGGGCAGTTGCGCCACCAATACCACTTATGGCGCCTGCGCCGAACTCTACTACAGAGCCCGCCACGCGCTCCCCCGCGGTATCTGGGGTGGCTACACCCAGCTTAGTCAGCTGCTCGTCCACCACCTGGGAGGGCAGGGCAAGGTTCACGCCAGGGATCACGTTCAGTGCCTGGTTCACGGCGTCGCCGATCACGCCTACGGCACCACGAGCTACGGCGCGCACGCCAAGCTCCTGTTGGCGCATGAAGCGTTCGCCCAGGGTTGGTGCGGCTGGTACATCTTGTTCAGGAGGAGGAGCTTGAGCAGGAACGTCGCCCGCCCCCTGAGCGGGGGGCGGTTCTGGTGCAGCTTCTGGCTCGAACAAGCCAGCGGCTACGGCACGCTGTTGGATTTCTGCGTCGGACAGATCACTCGGGACGTCGAAGTCCACGATCTCTCCAGAGGGAAGTTGCAGTTCTACAATTTCACGGTTACGTGCCATGTCTTATTACCTTTTTTAGGGTGAGACTACAACGCGCCGCCTTGGCTTCGCTGTGTCGGGTATGTTTGCTGCTGGAGCATCCTGGCTCCTGGCTGTAAATACTTCTTGCAACTTGGACAGGTCAATACCTGATACGTCCTCCGTGTTGAATCCTTCAATACCACCAAGGCTATTAAGCTCCGAGAGAATCTCGTCGTACACTTGGTTCTTTGTGATACGGTCACCGCGCCGAGCCGCCGCGTCAAGCTCCGCTGTAGCCTGCTGGTCCATTAAGGCGGCAAAGTCCTCCAGGCGTTGCGGGTCATCCTTGCCGAAGTTCCCTTCAAATGAGAACCCACCAATGCCTCTGTTCGCAAGTAGCCCTATTGTCTGCACTATGTCTTCCGGGGAGGACTTGGTCACACGGACTGCCTTCAGCTCATCGAGAGCCTTCTGGTTCTTGAGCTGGAGGGTCTTGAGCGTGGCCTGCGCGTCAATTGACACCTGCTTGGCCTGCTCTGGAGTGAGGTCAAGGAGCTGTGCCACGCGATCCGGATCATTGGCACTCACGGATAACTGCACTGAGTTCGGTAGGCCATTGAATGATGCCTGTTCAGATGCCCTCTGGTCCTTTGCGAACTTAGCTGCGGCGGTTGCCTCCCCCTTGCGCAGCCCGGCGGACTGGCTTGCGAACTGTAGAGCGAGGTCCGTACGGCCGGCGTCCTGTGCGGCCCGTCCGGCGGCAGCTGCGAACTCAGAGGTACCAGGCTGAAGTGCTGAGTCCCCCTGTGTCAGTCCTTGTATGGTCCGGAGCAACATCGCGTTGTTACGCGCTGCCACCACCTCCTGGGACTCGTCTATGGCCGTGGCGTCCGCCCCACTGATCTTGTTCACAACCTGCCCAGCCAGCTCTCCCGCGGCTATCCCGCGGCCTAGTGCTGACTCCCGGCCCACGAGCTGGGAGATGCCCCGGACCCGCTCAGTGCGTTCCTTCAGGAGGCGTGCCTGCGCGGCTCGCCGTGCCTTTGTCTCAGGGTCTGCACCCAGGGCCTGTAGAATGTGCTTAGACATACTGCCTCCGATTAGCTTGCATTGAGCCCACCAAGTATACCACCCCCAACGATACCTGCGGGGTTACCTGTGGACAGGAACCCACTGATACCACCACCGATAACGCCTTTGGCTATATTAGCAAAGCCTCCCCCTTGGCCCCCAGTCACTGCATTGGACTGGTTGGCTCCCTGTATGGCACCAACTCTGGCGAGCTGCCCACTTAGGCGGGCATTCTCTATATCCACACTGGAGCCCAACAGCCCTAGTACGTTCTGGCTGAGCTGCTGCTGGCCCTGCTGGGCTACGCCTAGCCGCCCTACAAGTCCTGCGGAGACATCCTGCCCCGCCGCGCCTGCGGATAGGGCATCAGACAAGCGCCCACGCCTCTGATCCTCGGCGCTGGTTACAAGCTGATCCAGTAAGGTTGCGTCAGCACGTGAGAATCCCTCCTCCAAGCCCTCTAACTGCCGGGCACCACCCTCGCCCCCGAGGCGGCCCTGGGCCAAGAGGCGCGACTCTGCGCTGTCCCTCTGCCGGGAGCGTCCCCGGTCCAATATACCACGTAGGCGGTTAAACCGCACTTCGGCTTGGTCCAAGGGGTCAATGGCCGCGGCGCTGGTGAATAAATCCTGGCCTTGGCCTAGCGCCTGCTGCCCGAACTCTACTTGCCCGGGGGTTAGCTGCTCTACACCGGCGCCCGCCCCTCTGAACAGGTTACCCAAGGTGAAGCGCTGCTGCCGGGCTTCTGGTGCTAGCGTCGTACTAAGTCTGCCGTCCGGCAATACCTGAGCAGAGCCTACCCCCTCCAGCGCAAGTTCTTGCGGGTTGAAGGAGACACGCCCAGCCTCGCGCTGTAGCTGTCGTCTGTTTATACTGTCACTCATTAGAAGTTAACTCCCGTCAGGTTGCTCGCCATGTATATGTGCAGGGTTGGCACTGTTATACCTGCTATCATCTGGTCAGCATCATTGTTGGCGAAGGCCGGGGCGTCTACACTGGCTCCTGCGTTGACTGCTACTGCAAAGGTACCTCCCGTGCGGATAGCGGACATCAGTGCTACTATCGCTGCCCCGTTCAGGGACACATTGCGATCTGCTGCCAGGGTTGTCAGATCGGAGATACGCCCGTACTCTGTGGCCGTTGTTGGATTAAGCCACTGGGTAGGGTCTGTGTCGGATATCGCCCAGTTAGCTTCGCCCACTACTACCGTGCTGCTGGCCGCTGAGCCACCAGTCCTGAAACTGCCGGACAGCTCCAGCCGCGCTATGGTGCCCCGGGCGCTTAGGCCGGATAAGTCGAACCGCCACTGTGTCTGAAGTAGCCGCCAACCTCCACTTGAGTCTACGCGCTGGTGCTGTGGTATCTCTGTGGTACTTCCAGATATAAAGGCGGGTGTAGTGCCACCAGCCTGTGCTTGGCCTTGCGTGGGCAGCCACTGGGCGTCTGTGCCATTGTTACTTGCAAACGCCTGGCCCCGGCGATTAGCGGCAACTGTTATGTCCTGCATTAGTAGTCGCCTATGCCCGTGCCAAAGTAGGTGGTACCGTCGTAAAAGAATGAATATAGGTCTCGCTTGCCAGAGCCACTTGGTGTGGGGACAGAGCTACTCGGCCACTTGACTGACCCCGGCCACGTGATCGTACGTGCCGCCCCCGAGTTCGTGACAAGCAACACTAGGTTGCAGGGTCCGCCAGGTGCGGCGAAGGTAGCCGTGCCATTTCCGGACATGGTCACCTTTTGCTTGTTGCCGTTGCCCCACGTGGCAGTAAAGTTCGTACCTGTGCCTATATCCGTTACAGTATTGAACACCACGTCCTGCTCGAAGGTGACTGTTGCGTCGGTCTGGGGTGTCTTAGCGGTCTTCAGGCCAGAGTTCTTGGCGTCACCCGTATTGGTCTGGGCTATGATGTTATCTAGCACGGGGGAGCCCACCTTGTTGCCCTTGGTGGAGGAAGCGTTCGCTACTGCATCAAACTCGAGGGTGAAGTCCGCGCCCAGTACGAAGTCGTTATTCGTGTCCTTGGCGTCAAAGTCCGTGGTCTTTACGTAGTCAACCATCTGTACATCTCCTGTATCTTATAGGGATAGCTTGCCGACCTTGGCGAACAAGTCCATGCGATTAACTGAAAAGGCACTCTCTGAGTTGAGCACCTTAAACCCGACTTTAACTACCCTACCGCTACGCGATGTGTTCTGCGTCCTGCTTATAATAGAGATGGCCGCGCCGTATGTGCCAACACCGTACTGATCAATGCCGTACTGTGCCGTAGTCTGGGGGTTCGGCATAGTCACGGTAGCAGAGTTGAATAGGGTGCCGTAGTCGACGGCCCACTTGTATTGCACGGTGGCCCCATTACCTCCCACGAAGGTCATATGTAGTTTCTTGAGGTACTTAGTCAGGGGTCCAGCCCCTTTTGCTACCTGCTCGAAGTCCAACCAGCCAGATTCAAAGTCCCCCACTACTGAGGTACCTCCAGTCCCATTCAGTGCCACATTGTCCTTTATGCCCGTGTACGAATATACTACTGCGCCCCTTGCCAATAGCATGCCATTGTTATTGTTGTACGCTGGCGCATTCAGAGCCACGTCCCATTCAGTCACGCGAAGCGCCCCGTTCGATAGGGGGCGGCGGGTGTCAATAGCTAGGGTGGTGTCCGCCAAGGTCAGAATGTACAGCCCCAGCTTTGGACTGAACGCCGACTTGACCCGTACGTCCGTGGAGGCTATGACCTGCTGTAAGATGTAGTCCCTGACTTGGGGTGCTGCATCTGTCACGGGGTTACTCTTTTCTTGAATCACTCGGGACAGAGTGCGCATCCCTTTACCAGAAAGATACAGTAAGTCCTTGCCCACGTTCTGTACAGTGTCCCTGTGCAGGCAACCAACACCGGCGATAGACTCGACCTTTGCGAAGTTGCTACTGCCCCCGAGCGGGTCTTCCGGGGACTGGTAAATGACAGTCTGGCTCTTGCCAAAGATCACCAAGTTACCATTGAACTCGGCTAGGGTTACAGCTTCATCCGTGCCTTTCTCCCAGGCAAAACGGAGGTCTATTGCTGTGCTGTACGCCGATGTGGGGTCAAGCACAGTTGCGTGGGTCTCGACTGTGGTGTCTGTGAGCATCCATAGGCGGCCGTACATGGACAGTATAGCCTTCGCATCAGGCGCACCGCCAACTGGGGCAAATGCGTCGCCTGAGTTGGGCTGCCTAAGCAGTACTGCCGAGTCCTTATGTATGACGTACACCTGATCGTTCACGGCTGCGAACTGTACGTTACCATCAGGCAGACCCGAGGAACGTACGTTCCACACACCCGCCACGAGCTCGTATATGTCTCCTGAAGCCACTGCGCAGTACTGCCGAATAGCACCGCCGCCCGTGATCATTGTCCAAGTAACTTCCGGGTCTGCCGGCAGCACTGTGTTTGATACTGAGCGGGTTCCCTTGCGTGTGGCAAGCCTCCCCTCCTCATCTATCACAAGATCCTGTACCTTAGTTGCCCACTCTGGGCCTAGCACCGTGTTCCGTCCCTCCCGGTTCAAGCCTGCGACGCCAGGCTGGTGGAACGGGAATGCTACTAGGGCCGCCATGTCACACTACCTCCCAGATGTTCTCATCCGGGTAGTTGGTACGGTCATAGGCAATAGCGTCGGACAGGGCATTAGCGAAGGCTGTCTCCAGGACATTGAGACTTGCACCTTGATCATCGCCGCGTTCGTCGACGGCCAGTACCACGGCACGAAGCACGACGGGAAGCTCCGGCACAGGGCTCGTATCACCATCTGCTGAGAACACAGACTTGATCTTCATGTTGAAGTTCACGTTGTACACGCCGTCCGGAACGGGGTAGAAGTTCACTACTGGGTCGCCGTTCTGGTCCTGCCCGTTGACGTCGTACCAGAGGGGATGCCCCGCGTTTACATCATTATTGAGGAGCTGGTGATTCATCCAGTTGTACGACGGTGCTCTCCGCAAGTCATAGTCCTCAGTGTCCTCGTGGACGCCTAAGATGTTAAATGACTCCCCGGCGCCTGTGAGGGTGTAGCTGAAGTTGCCAGCAGTTGTTGGTACCTGTATGGTGGTGCGTAGCTGTATCCAGTCTGTAGCGTTCTCGACCTCACTCAGTGCCTGCTGTACGAACTCCCCTATTAGCAGGGCGTACGGGGACTGGGCGACGGAGAGTACTGTCTCTTCCCGGAGGCGAATGAGGACTTTATTTACTAATTGTAGGTACGTGGTCATATACTCTCCCTGGATTAACTAGTGGCCGTGAAGAAAACTACGGAGTATATCCCCACACCGGCCCCGTCACACACGCCTATATCAATTGTGTTGGAGAATACCTCGGCTTGCGTGAATCTGTTAGGTACAAAGCCGGTGGACTTAATTTCAACTGCCACGGCAAAAGTACTACCAATGCCTAAATTGTGTGTTATCCGTACTCGTCCCGTACTGATAGGCGCGGCCGTCCATCCCGGGGGCAGGAAGAATACACTACCGCTAGTATCCACCGCTCCGGCGAACGAGTCATGGCTAAGGAGTATGCCTCCCCAGGTGGAGCCGTCATAGACACGCATTTCAGGTATTGCTGTGTTGAAATATAGTGCCCCAGTCTGTAGGGCATTCCCGTCGTTATCTAGGGTAGGGTCACTGGCTTTGGCCCCGAGATACAAGTCTGTGAACTCATCTAGGGCTGCCTCAGCAGCCAGCTGCGCCACGCTTGCCGCGCTGGCGGAATTACCTGCATTCGTCTCGCTCGTCGCAGCATTGGATGCCGACGTAGCTGCTGCACCGTCCGAGGCTGCGGCGTTGGTTTCAGACGTTGCCGCATTACCGGCACTCGTCGCTGCGTTAGTCTCCGACGTGGCCGCATTGGCCTCGGAGGTGGAGGCCGCCAGTTCTGACGCTTGCGCGCCCACCTCCGCTAGCTCTGCCCCGGCAACGGCTTGGGCAAGGTTCTCCACTGATGGGAAGTTGTCCCCCGCGCTAGGCGTGCCTGCTCCTCTAAATGTTCCCATTGTGCACTCCTACTGTCTAATTACTTAAAGTGACTAAGCGCAAGTTTAATGCCCACGCCCGTAGCGGCCACGACCATTACTATACCGCCCCACATACCACGATACTTGGTTAATGACTCGTTCATTTCTTTGACAGTCAATGTCAGTTCCTGTATGTCGCCACGCACGTGGCCCATTTCGTTCTCCAGTACTGCTATGCGCTGCTCCATCTTCCTTTTCCCTCATGCATAAAAAGGAGGCAGCCCCCGAAGGGGCCGCACTCAAAGGACGTAAGGGACTAGTCTTACGCCGGAACGATGATAGCTACGCCCGCCTCGTCTCGGTACTCCTTCACACCATAGATGGTATCAGCAGTGAACAGGTCACCCAGATACTCTTGCTGGTACTGGGACTGCGAGCGAATGCCCATCTGCTCGGCGTGAACCAGAGCGTCGCGGTGCATCAACATGCAAGGCTTGTAGCTGGTGGTGGTGTCCGTGGCGACCACAGTATCGAGGTTGGTAGTTACGTGGGTGGCTACACCATAAACTTCCCCGAATTGGCCGGTACGTACGCCAGCCTTCATCCCGTAGTCGGAACTAACGAACCGATCAATACCCAGAAGGCTGTTCTTTTCCGAGGGCGGGATTGCCAGGATGCGCATATCCAGGGGCACGTCGTTGTCATCCAGAATCTGAATGGCACGGCGAAGGCCCAGGTCCGTAATGTTGGAGCCGTTGCCCGAGTTACCGTTCGCGGTTGGGTCCCAGACAGTGTTGCCATCAGAACCTACCACGGCGGTACTATATGCGGTCGAGCCCTGAAAACCAGCAGCCAGTACAGCAAGAGAGGTATCCACACGCCTTGACAATGCGTAGCCCGCGTCGTCCGTGTAGAATGCCCGCTGCGAAGCCATACCCTGAATCTCGGTAATGTCTTCAATTAAGCGCGAGTACTCAAAGTGCTGGTCTACCAGAATGAGCAGCTCAGACACGGCGGGAGCATTCAGTGTAACCTGAGCCTGCGCCACCTTGAAGTTCGCTACGCCCCGAGAAGGCATAGGGATACGCAAGGTATCACCCTTCTTGCCCTTAAAGGAAATCTTCTTGACGAGGTTTGCAAGTACTAAAGAGTTCTTGTACACTGCCTTTACTTCATCTGACCACAGCTCGGGGATAAAACCCGCAGTACCGAGGCCACCCTGGGTACCGGCTGCTACACCGGAACCCGTTTGGTGATTAACACCTAAAGTCATAACAATCTCCTAAATCAATGATTACATAAATGTGGTATTACTTGACCCGTCCCTCCCGGTATGCCAAGAGGATCTGCGGTTGCAGTCTCTCATATCTGTCAGGGTCGGTCATCTTGAGTTTCATCAGCTCACTTCGTAGGAGGTACTTCGTGCTTGTGCCCCCCGCGGTACTCGCCCCAGATGCCGGGGCTGCTACCCCATCAAGCGCCTTCTGGCGCTCGCCATTAGTGGCAGTGTTCTCCTCCGGGGTGCTCACTGGATGTACCTCCTTGAACGTACTGATGATCTCGCTAGCGGTGTCAAAGTCGTAGCCTGTGTCGGCCTTGTCCCATCGTGCCGCCCGCGTCGGGTGCGCTAAAATCCACTGTTGGAAGCGAGGGTCTGCAATAACCTTTTCCGCGTCGTCGTGTGTGGTTTTGAAGCGAGCTACCGCAGCGTCCATTGCATCCTTCGCCCGGCCATCCCGCAGTTCCTTCATCTCAGGACTGTTTGCTACTGCATCGGCAATAACCTTGTCGGGATTCTCTAACAGATCATCTGAAGTGATCTGGTCAGTAGATTGGGCGTTGTCTGCGCTGGTATTGTTCGAGAGTTGCGACTGCAGGATATCGTCTGTAATCCTACGGAGCTCTCCCAGTTCATTACCCCGGCGCCCGTGTTCCTTTTCGAGTTCCAGGTAAATGGCTGTGATTTCAGCTCGGTTCTTGTCCTTGAACTTCTGGGGAATTGTCGGATCGTCTCGGGCAGCAGTCCCGCTGCCCTCCGTATCCGTGCCCTCAGATGCACCCGCTTCAGCCGGTGCTGGTTCATCAGTTATCAGTGCATCAGCACCGTCTGCAAACAAGTCGATTACTTCTTCGTTCTCTTCGGTCGGCTCTACGCCTTCATTGATGTCGGTCATGTTACTATTCCCGCCTTTCGGTTGTAGGATTTCATTCGTTGTACCCTTCGTTCTTTTTGGCTGCCAGCTTAGCGCCACGCTCGTGGTCCTTGCCCCACTTGTCGTAAGCGGTAGGGAACCCAGCGGGATCATCACCCGGCAGTCTGAACATTGGGGCACATATTAAACGCTTTGCGTCGTGCGCACACCCTCGGCATTTCACCGTACGTGTGTTCGGCCCTAAGACAAAGCGCTCTTGCACGAGTGCACAGTGTGTACACTCGTAGTCGTACACTCGCATCAGGCCTCAAGCGGGTTCTGACTTTCATCATCATCCGGGCTTAGCAACTGATCGAGTGCCGATATAACAGACGTTTCGGTACCAAGTACATAGTCATACACGGCGAGCTCCCCCTGGCACTTATACCAAGCGTCGCTCGTTGTGCATGTGTACGGGGCGTCCGTGAGTGTGGTGGTACGCATACCTTGCCACTCCTCCACGAGTAACTTAAACCCTGGTGTCCGGACCGTCTCCAGTATCTGTTCCAATTCCTGCTGTAACTGCTTGTCTGACTGCTGCATTCGCTAGTCCTCGTTCTGCATTAGTGTCCTGTTCCAGTTGCTCCAGCCATTGCGTGAGTTCATCTTTCTGCGAACCTATCGCCTGTGCTTCTGCCTTTGCCAGATTGAGAATTGCCTGACTCTCGTTCTTCGCCTCCTCCGACTCTGCGGTACGGGCGTCGTTCGCGGCCCGTGCAATCTCTGCTTGTGCCCGGATGTACTCTACCTGAATACGTGACTTCTCTGCCGTGATCTTCGCAACGACTTCCATGCGCTTGATCTCAATCAGTGGATCTTGTGGGGGTGGCGGTGGGTTGAGTACCTTCTCTAGTTCGATGTCTATGAACTCAAGCAACTGCTCTCTGTTCTTTAGGTCACTAGCCTCATATATGCTTCGCATGATCAGCCAGTACGCGGGTGAGCTCGGGTCCGTGGTCTGTAACATCATAGTGAACTGTTGCTGTTCAAGCTCGCGGGCCATTGTGCCTAGTACGCTTACGGCGCGGAATGTAGCGTCGTTCGCGGGGTACCGCATGGGGTCGAACTGCATATACAGGTTTGCAACCATCTTGACCATTGGGACGATAAACTCAGACTCAATGTTCCGGATAGTACGCTTACTGCGCTTCACGAAGGAACCAAGCTGGATGGACATTCCGCCCAGGGTCTCGTTCCTGTTGTTGGACTTCGTGGGTGCAGAGTTGTCTATACCGCCCGTGGACATCACCACCATACGCTCTAGTTCTGCGTTGTCCGTAAAGATGTTTGGGTCAATGTTGCCAAACTTAACGGGGCGGATTATCTCATCTGGGTTACCATTCGTGATGACATTCCTACCGGGCGACACCGTGAAGCGGAAGCCCCGTGGCATACGTGACCCGTCAATCGCGGTCATCGGGTGCACGGTCAGAGCAAGGCCGTCCATGCGGGCACGGAGAGAGCCGTCCAGCGCCTTCTGGGAGTTGTACCCCTTCTCACAGACGCCGCGACCCCAGAACTGGTCGGGCACGATCTCATGCCGGTACGCTATAAATAGACGTTCCTTCAGTAGTGTAGTGTTCTCGTTGGCCTTGAGTAGAGTACCGCCATTACCGATCAATATGAAGGCTTCGACCAGTGTGTCATCGTCACTGTCTTCAGGAACGTCAAACAAGCTTTCAATCTCTTCCTCGGGAACCCCCGCGTTCTCTACGTCGAGTGCCCGCAGCAGCTTGGCTGGTACCTTGCCCCGGTAGTCGATTATATTAACATTGGCCGCATTGCTGTCGGGTGCTATATCCGACTCAATATCGTCCCGGGGGGCCTCACTTCCAATCTCTCCTGGGAGGTACTTGCCAGTTGCCTGCATTTCCTTTATTAGATGAATGGGGGACGTGTACAAGTGGGCAGCACCAAGTCCTTCATTGAGCGTCTTTGCCGCGGTATCAATTACGAACGACTGGGGCTGTATGACACTGATACCAACGCGTACCTTCTGCTCCGTGTTGAGTGATGCCTGGCCCCCAGCGTCGGCCACAATCGACATTAGCTCCACGTCATTCACATCGAGCTTGCCAATACCCGTACCGTAGATGGAGCCATTAAGGAATATCTGGTTTAGGGTGTGCTCGAACTTCGCCTCGGCCATGTCCTCGCGCAGGTTAGAGCGCAGGAGTACCATGTCTTTGTCCTGCCCCTGGCGGGTGTCCTTTCCGTCATCAACTATATCGAACAATGCTGACTGGTCCAGCACCGCGCTTTCAATCTCGCTGGTGACCGCCTCAACAGCCTGCTGAAGTGCTGGGGCAATGAGCCTAGACCGCTCGGACTTGCGCTGCTTATCTGCCGCATCCCAGATCCCACGCCACAGCCTATAGTACTCTTCCCAGCGTTTGTCGTAGTTTGCTTTGCGGAAGTCTTCCCAGACGCGTACTTTTCCTGTGACATACGTTACGATGTCCTTGCGCGCGTCTTCGCGCTGCCCCTCCGCCTCGGCAAGTGCCTTGTCTTCGGTTGCTTCTACGATGTGTGCCATATTATATACCCGAGATTTCGTCTAGTGGCTCCCACTCGTCTTGCTCTTCGTACTGCTCATAGACAGTATTGCCGAGCTGGTCGATGTACGCTAATGCGTCGGGGAGGTCGTCGTGTGCTAGGGGTGATGGGAAGTCAAGAAGCTGTTCTACTAAGTGTTTGTTCCAGTCACCCTTAAGGAACTTGATACGACCGTTCTCGAACCTGCCCTGAAGTGCCCATATGATCCTGTCAGTCTTTTTCTGCCCCCCGTGCTTGAGGGGCACGAGGTTCGGGTAGATGCTCAGGCGTCGCATCTGGTCTTCTAGGTACGGTTTGATTGTGTCTAAGTTCTCTACGCCTAGGGATGCTGGTCGGTACCTCTGACAAGCTTTGATAATGCGTATCGAGGTTTCCCGTGTGTCCCAGCGCCCGTGGATCATGTCCTTAACCCACCACCCGTCGGGCCGTAGCTCAACAACTGCTATTGCTGTTTCGTCTAACTTCTGTAGCTTGGAGCCAGTAAGCTTCTTTGTGTCCTTGAACCCATTCGGGTCAACGGCGATGTACGTCGTTCCCAGGGGTTTCGGTGGTAGCGTCTCGTGTATCTGAAACCACTCACGCTTGAATTTTGTACCCCCTCCCGCTGTGAAGCTAGCCTCGTACTCTTGTGAGAATGCCGCGTCTGTCATTCGGCGTCTCGCATTCTCTATTTCCGAACGATGGATCATCGGGTTGTCTATTGAGCAGAAGTGGAAGCCTTCCCAGTCATCCCAGTCGTCACTCTGTGCTGACACCCAGACGTCGTAGAAGTGGTTCTTACCCCGTGGCGTTCCGATGAACAGTGCCCCACCCAGGCAGTCAGACAGTGCCGGGCTGAGTATCAGGTCGAATACATGGGGCTTCATGTCCGCGTACTCGTCAAGTACCAAGTATGACAGCGAGATGCCACGTAGTGTCTCCTCCCGGTCTGAGCCCTTAAGCACGATCATACGCCCATTGGGCATAGTGATTGTCAGCTCTTTCTCTTTGGGCTTTCCCCCCAGGGGTAGTGCCAGCTCTTTGAGCTGTGCCCACATGATGTCTTTTGCCTGAGAGTAGGTTGGAGCGACGTACCACACAGCGTTCGCCGCGGTCAGCGACCGCCCGTAACTGGTCTCTGCCCGCAGGGCCTCTAGGATAAGGATCACGGCAGCGAGGTACGTCTTACCGCCACGACGCCCCGCAGCACAAACCTTGAATCGCGCCTCACTGAAGAAGACGTCTTGTTGCTTCTTATGGAGTTTGAAATCAAAGTCTGGCATACATTTTACACCTTCGTAGGTTCCCCGTGGTTGTTAACATTTGCGCCCTGAGCCAGCACTTCTCAATGTAGTATTACGGGACTCCAAAAAACTCCTGTAACGACATTGTGTCAAAATACCCGGCCGCTTCTCGCGACAATATCCAGTCAATAAATTCCTGAAATGAATCCCTGTTGATGCTGGGACTTCCGCCGCCGGAGGCTAAAATCCGATGCATCAGGATGAAGATAGATGCACCTTGGCGGGCCGCCTCAAGGATCAATGCTTTATCATTCGCACCGTTCCCGGCTCCTGCCTGATAGGAATTTTCCGTCACTGAAGTGACTAAGGGAAAGTTTATAGAATCGAACGCCTTAATTGCGGGGTTGTCCGGGTGACCAATGTACTGCGGGAAGTTTGTCGCGCTCTTCGCAGCAATGCGACCCAGCTTGTACCCGGCAGCCTGTAGTCCATCATTCAACGCGGAGTTCGTTGCATTGAACGGGAACGCCATATAGCTTGACATTGTCGGCATGCCGTTCGCGTTTAGATAGTCACGTCCCACATCGACATTTTGCACAGCTACCGGCACACTTGTCAGCGTTAAATTCGTATGGTCCTTTCCGTGCGGCCCAATAGTCCAGCCACTCCCGAACATCTGCTGTGCTTGCGGCAGCGTGAGCGAAGTCCCGGCAATCATGGTATCCGAGTTGATGAAACTGGTGCCTTGCATGCCGTTCTGGGTATACATGTAATCGTAGGCTTCGGTAAAATCACTAAATCACTGTCCGAGCCATCATCGAACATCAACACCAATTTACTTTTTGTCGTCTGATCTAAATAAATAGAGTCGATGTACACCTCAACATCAAAAGCCCCAAAATTATCGATCTCAATCATCCACCACTGAATCTGAGCCAAAGTCGAACTGTCGGCAGGAACAACAATTGGGCTGTCCACCCTAAAACGGACGCACTTCCACTTACCGCCAAAGGTTGGAGAATCCGGCCAAGCCGCATTCGTGTTGGCCCATTTGAATTTATTGGTAGTCGTAGCAAAGGAGTCTGTTTGACCAAAAAAGTTAACCCGTAGATCGGACCCGGCATCATTCGTAAAATTACCAGACTCGTCATATATCCAAACAGAGATAAAGTTCACACTCGACAGATCGAGCGGCTCATTAAACCGAGCTTGTCCTAAGTTGTCGGTAGCGTCTACTAATTTCATATGCCAGGATTGTGTACCGCTGACGAACTGCGCGCTTGATGCCTCGTTAATCGTCATGGTCCCTTCCGTAGTTGTCGGAAGTTTCGACGTGAAGTCTGTTAGTAAGACGCCTGGACCCACCGGAGGAACCGGACTGAACACCGTACTCACCGCGGCAGGCAGGTTGTCTACTGCCAGTGGTATTCCAGAGTTTGTTCTAATTATTGACATCAGGACTCCACGATACTTACGTTGTCATAGGTTGAGAAATCCCCGTCTGTCGGGCTGATTACTGTCACGAAGAAATAGGTAGTAGCGTTTGTAGCCACCACAGAAACACTCAGAGGTCCGGGGTCACTTCGGTTTGCCGTTGCCGTTGGGGAGTTCCCACTGTAAAAGTTTCCTATTGCTATAAGGGCTAAGGGGCTAGCCGCTAGAACATCTGCTGTAAGGGTGTAGGTAGAGCCGATACTGGTAACGACTGGGTAAATCGCCCGTGCATCACCAATTGTGCCTACTACATTGGTAATGTCTAACGCCTGTAGTGACGCATTCCAGGTGGGAGATCCTCTGGTTGCCTCTGCAAAGGTCCAAGTACCGATACCCGCATCAAAGGTTCGACTATCCCCTATCGGGATCAAGTTCATGTCGTTCACACACGTAATCGTTACCCCGGCAATGGTTAGTGAAACCGAGTCGCCAGGATCAACAAGCCCGGTGAAGGTGTAATCAATTATCTTACTGCCGCTACCTGTGTCGCTTATAATCGGCAGGTCCGCGTCGTCCGTACAATTATATAGCTTCTCGCCTAATGCAGCCACCGGGAAATAAATCCCGTCCGAGTCCACGGCAACATCATAAATAACTCGCAAGGTGTTGAGCTCGATGATGCTGGCAGAAACGACGGTAGGCGCATTGTATAGATTCTCAACCGGGGTTATCGGTATAATGTTTGCTATGGCGTCACTTGCGTCAATGTTTGCAAAAACGCAGTCCGGGCGCACTCGCATACTGGTCGCGTTACCGCTGCGCAACTCAACAGTTAGCACATCCCCCTCCTCCCAAACATCCGTACCAGTGCCACGTGCAGCTGCAATAGTCCCTGCATCAAAAATAATCGTCCAGCGTTGGCTGATCGGGTTGTTGATGCTAGGGATAGGGATGGCATTAGTTTTAGATATTGCGACGCCATTTAGCTCATATCGGAACTTACTGGAAAGCTCGTTGTCGTTTGGAAATACCCAGTACAGGCAATTTGACAAGTCGAACGAAATGGAATTAGGGGATGCGACGCCGTTAAAGTCTTCAGTGGCCGCGTTGAGTATGCGAACCCCCCGTGGTCCAGTTCTGTAGGCAGTTGCCCCGATTATGGCGAGGGAGCCCATCTTACCAGTTCATCCAGACTATATTTGTAGCCGTGGTATTGGTAGGTAGTACTCGTTTGCCTGACACAGGAAGTATAGATCCCCCAGGTACTCCCACGTACACAGTTATGGCCCGCCCCGCTATGTGCTCAATCTCTACATCCCCAGTAGTACCAATATACAAGGCATTAAAGGTCAGGGGAGTTGTTGAGCTAGGGGTCACAGCTCCTGATTCTGTGGCGGACGCAAAAGAGTCGCCATTCTTTGTGTTTGACATACTAACCTTCCTTCCTGTTTGTGTTTGTGAGGGGCGGAACCTGCCACTACATTACTTTCGATGCACGTGGTTTTCCTCGGCGTGCTTGACCTCCATCTCTGCACGGGTCATGCCCGACACGGCTGCGTCTATCTGGGCCTGCCGTCCGCGTAGTGCGCGGGAAGCAATACCTAGTAGGCCACCACCCTCTTTGTCCTTGTGGCTAGTGTCGTCAGCTTTATGCTTGCTCATGGGACTCTCCATTGATCGTAATGCCCGAGTGGTCTTCCTCGTGCGGACTAGTTAAGTTCTGTATGGTGATCTTCACAATGTTGTTGCCGGTGCTGTCACCTTCAGTAGCTTTGTGTACTGGCACTGCCCTGTCCAATATCATCTTGGCTGCTGACATATCGCCCCTAATGGCGGCCTCTATCACAACTCGCAAGACCTTGGGGACGTGCGCACTGAGCAGCCGGTCAGCCCTCGACTGCATGGCCTCACGGAGCACAGTTGATTTGTTCTTGCTGCCCTTGGGGCGGCCTAGCTTATTGCCTGACTGGCCCGGTGGGAACTGCCCTTTGTTTGGCATAAGTTCTTTGTCTGTCATAGTTTAGCACCTGAATACTTTCCGGCCGTACACCATGAACTCTAGGCTGACCATGTTAGAGAAGTCGTCATTAAGCGTCACCCTTATTGCCTCTGTGTGGATACCACATAAGTGTACGGGAGTGCTGAAGTACTTTGTAAAGTCCCAGGTCGCTACTAGGGCGCTGGCCCCATTGCCCTTCGCTTCCACTACCCCGTACGTGTTCGCTAAGTGAATGATTCCGCCATTAGTCCGGAGGGGCTGTCCTAAGACCGTGGTTAGGCTGGCTTGTGGCTGGCCAGGCGCACCTATCTCAATCTCGATGCCCTGTACCAGGGCAGGTTGGCCCCCGAACTCCTCGGCATCAAAGTTCCCAGTGTCCACCATGTAGAGGCGGAATTCTGTTATCTCCCAGTCCTCTGCTTTGGGTGGGCCAGCGAACGGTATAGCTGTCCCATTACCACCACTGCTAAAGTCATCAGCGAACTCAAAGAGGCCAGTGCCATCACCAGCCTCTGTAAGGTGCCGTATAACAAGGCTCCTGTTGTTAGCCATGCAACAGTTCCTCCAGATACGGCAGGACGTTCGGGTTCTGTGCGAAGATGGAGGTCATCGCGTACCCCAGGGCTGTCACTGTGTACTCTTCCCCGCGCTTGGCGCTGATATGCCACTCTCGGTAGGCCACATGTAGCAGCTCGTGCAGAAAGGTATTTGCCAGGTCGCTCTTTGGGCGGTCCATGACCATATCAATTTCCAGGTCATCAAATCTTACCTGCCCATCACATTCGGCGTACACACGCCAGAGATGGTCACGTTTGATGGTCCTGTATTTGGTAGCACCGCAGTAGATTGTTTCCGGTATATTCATTGTTCCCTCTCTCGGTGCATTAAAAAGTACCCCAGACCGCGCTGGTGCGCTCTGTCTTTCTGCGTT